CACTGCGATGTCGTGCTTTTTGCCAACTACCGCATGTCCATCACGAAGGCGGATGTTGGCTTTAACAAGAAGGTAGCTCGGGCACTCGGCTCCGGTGAGCGCGTCCTGCACACCGCCGAGCGTCCGGCCTTCCTCGCCAAGAACCGCTACGGCCTGCCCGACACGCTTCCGCTCGATTGGAAAGCCTTCGTCGCGGCCATGCCTCAGCCCGAACAGTCCTGATCCGGAGTATTTTCCATGGCACGTTTTGACACCGCATTCGATGCGACAGGCATCGAACCCACCACCGGCTACGATGTTCTTCCCGCCGGCAAGTACCGCGCCCAGATCGTCGAGAGCGAAATGCGCGTGACCCGCAACGGCATGGGCCAGTTCCTCTGGCTGATGCTCGACATCATCGAGGGCCAGTACCAGGGACGCAAGTTGTTCGACCAGCTCAACCTCGTGAACTCGAACCCGCAGACGGTCGAGATTGCGCAGCGCACGCTGTCGGCCATCTGCCACGCGACCGGCAAGCTGCAGGTCAACGACAGCGTCGATCTGCACCTGGTGCCGATGACGATCCAGGTCGGGGTGAAGCCGCCCAAGGACGGTTACTCGGAAAAGAATACGATCCGCTACCTCGTCCCGGAAAAGACCACGCCCGCGGCGCCTGTCTATCAGGCCGCGCCCATGGCCTCGCAGACTCCGGCCGCTCCGGCTGCTGCTCCCTGGAACCGTAACGGCTGACCTCTGCAGGCCGCTGCGGGAAATCGCGGCGGCCTCGGCCAGACAAAGAGACTGACCATGACTGAACCGCTCAACGCGGCCCCTGTGGCCGCGAACGCCCCCGGCTTGCCTGAAAAACAGCGCCGCCTGATCGAACTCGACGACGCGATCGCCAAGATCCGCACCCAAATCGCGACCGCCGATCTGACCCGCCAGACGCATGGGAAACCCATCGACCCCGTCTGGTTCAACCGCGCTCGTACCGCGCAGCGCCACCTCTACCGGGAACGGGCTGAACTGCTCGCCGACGGCAGCGGCTGGCACCGCCGCAACAAGGTCAAGGACGCACTGATCGAGATCCTGCGCGAACGCCACGATCCCGAAGTCTGGGCTGAACTACTCGCCGAAGCGCGGGCCCGCAGCGAAGCGGAGGATCTGTGATGGCAGAACTTCCCACCCCGCCAACGCCCACTCTGACGGCGATCTATGCCGCATACGAAAACCGCCAGGGTGACGGCTTTCGCGAACACCTCGGCGCATCGCTGATCGGCAAGCCGTGCTCCCGGGCCCTGTGGTTCGATTTCCGCTGGGTCACGCCTTCGCGCTTTTCCGGCCGAATGCTTCGCCTGTTCGAAACCGGACAGCGCGAAGAAGACCGGATCGTCGCCAATCTGCGCTCGACCGGCGCCACTGTACTGGAAGTCGATCCCGAAACCGGTCGCCAGTTCAGGGTCGAAGCCCATGGCGGCCATTTCGGCGGTTCGCTTGATGGCGCTGCCCTTGGGCTGCTGGAAGCGCCGAAGACCTGGCACGTGGTCGAGTTCAAGACCCATTCGGTCAAAAGCTTTGCAGATCTCGTTGCCAAGGGTGTCGTGAAATCGAAACCCCAGCACGCGGCCCAGATGCAGATCTACATGCACCTGACCGGGCTGACCCGCGCCATGTACGTCGCGGTCTGCAAGGACACTGATGCGCTGCATATCGAACGGATCGAAGCCGATCCTGCTGAGGCGACCCGGTTGCTCGACAAGGCCAAACGCACCATTGAGGCCCAGCATCCCCCAGCCAGGATCAGCGATGATCCGACCTGGTTCGAGTGCCGCATGTGCTCGCACCACTCGGCCTGCCATGCCGGCGAAGCGGCTGCGGTGAACTGCCGGACCTGTCTGCATTCCACGCCCGTCGAGGGCGGTTGGCACTGCGCCCGTCATGACCGCAGGCTTGGTGCCCAAGACCAGCGCCGCGCCTGCGCACGCCATCTCTTCATCCCTGATCTCGTCCCCGGAACCGTCACCGACGCCGGCGAGGATTTCGTCGCCTACCGCATGGCCGACGGCTCCGACTGGCTGAACGACGCGCGCCAGAAGGAGGCCGCAAATGCTTAAGCTCCGCCCCTATCAACAGTCGGCGATTGCCGCGATCTACAGCTATTTCGAAGACAAGAACGGCAACCCCTTGGTCGTCATCCCGACCGCTGGCGGCAAGAGTCTGGTCATGGCCTCGTTCATCGACGGGGTCCTCAAGGCCTGGCCCGATCAGCGCATTCTGGTCGTGACCCACGTTCGTGAACTCATCGCCCAGAACCATGCCGAGATGCTGGGCCTGTGGCCCGAAGCGCCTGCCGGTATCTATTCGGCCGGGCTTGGCCGCCGCGATACCGAAGCGCGCATCCTGTTTGCAGGCATCCAGTCTATCCACCGCCGCCCGGCGGAAATCGGCCACTGCGATCTCATCCTGATCGACGAAGCCCATCTCATCCCGGGCAAGGCCAGCACGATGTACCGCAAGTTCCTTGATGCGATGAAGCGGATCAACCCGAAGCTGAAGGTGATCGGGCTGACGGCCACGCCATATCGCCTGGACTCCGGCATGCTGCATGAAGGCGAAAATGCACTGTTCACCGACATCGCTTACGAGGTGTCGGTCCGCGACCTCATCATGGCGGGCTATCTCAGTCCGCTGATGTCCAAGCAGCCGAAGACCAAACTTGATGTGACCGGCGTCGGCACGCGCGGCGGTGAGTTCATCGCCCGCGATCTCGAAAAGGCCGTCGACCAGGACGCAATCACCAAGGCCGCCGTCGGTGAGATCATCGCCTACGGAAAGGACCGGAAGTCGTGGCTGGCCTTCTGCTCGGGCGTAAGTCACGCGACCCACGTTGCCGAAGAATTCGGCCGGTGCGGGATCAGTTGCGCCACGATCTTCGGCGATACCCCTAAGGACGAGCGCGACCGCATCATCGCCGATTTCAAGGCCGGCAAGATCCGCGCGCTGGCCTCGATGGGCGTGCTGACCACCGGCTTCAACGCCCCGGCTGTGGACCTGATTGCCATGCTTCGCCCGACCAAGTCGGCGGGCCTCTATGTTCAGATGGCTGGCCGCGGAACACGGCTCGCGCCGGACAAGCAGGATTGCCTCGTCCTCGATTTCGCCGGCAACGTGAAACGTCACGGCCCAATCGACCTCGTCAAACCGAAACGGCCGGGCTCGGGTGATGGCGAAGCGCCGGTCAAGCTCTGTCCGGATTGCGACAGCATCGTGGCTGCCGCAGCGCTGGAATGTCCGGATTGTGGCTATCTCTTCCCGGCCCGCCAGGTGAAGCTGGCGCCCACCGCGTCGACACTTGCCGTGCTTTCGTCCGGTAAGCCCAAGGGGCCGCAATGGCTCCAGGTCTCCAACATCTCCTACCAGCGTCATGAAAAGCCGGGTGGCCGCCCTTCGCTCAAGGTCACCTATCAGTGCGGCCTTGGCTGGCACCACGAGTGGATCTGTCTCGAGCACACTGGCTACCCCCGCACCAAGGCCGAGGCATGGTGGCGTGAACGGGCGCCGGGCATTCCTGTGCCGCGCTCGGTCTATGCGGCTCTCCAGCTGGTCCACCGTCTGCGCCGCCCCAGCCACATCGCTGTGCGCCCGTCGGGCAACTACACCGAAATCACCAAGGCAAGGTTCGATACATGCCATACGCCAACCCCGGGCTCTGCTCGGTCTGCCATCGCGAACCCCGCGGCTTCGGCTGGTTCGTCCCGCACTACCGGGTCTCCGATCCCCGCCGGGACGAAAGCCGCAAGTATCTTTGCAGCCGTGTCTGCCAGGAACTCTGTCACCGGAGGCAGGGCATGATCAACACCAGCCGCAATGAACAGGCCGCCATGGTCAAAGGCGGCCAGGCCGGTGGCCGCTATCTCGAACAGATCGGCAAGACCGACCTTGTGGCACTGACTGACGCCGAGTGGTCCGCCTTCGTCGAGCATCTCATCACCGGTTACTGCGACCACCTTCGCGAGCTTGCTGCCGACCTGTCGGAGTGCCCCTTCTGATGAACACGTCCTTCATGGCGCGCCATGGTTCGCGTCTTCTCGCCAACGGCTATACCATCCTGCCCATCGCGCCCGGCGGCAAGAAGCCGGGTCGGTATCAACGCGGCGCATGGGTCGACTATCCCGAATGGAACCGTCATGCTGAGCGGTCTACGACCGAGGTCGAGGTTTCCACATGGTCTGCATGGCCGGACTGCGGCATCGGTATTGTCGGTGGTGGCGTGGCCGCCATCGACATCGACATCCTTTCGGCCCCGGACCTTGCGCTCCAGATCGAGCAACTGGCCCGCGCCCGGCTTGGAGATACCCCGGCGCTTCGCATTGGTAGAGCGCCGAAACGCCTGCTTGTCTACCGTACCAGCGCCCCTTTCCGCGGCATTCGCCGGGCTCCGCTGGAGGTCCTGTGTCTGGGCCAGCAGTTCGTCGCTTACGCCGATCACCCGGATACCGGCCAGCCCTATGCCTGGCCCGAGGAAGGCCTGTCAGAACTCGATCTCGATAGCCTGCCGGTCATCGACGCGGACATGGCGGCCGCCTTCATTGAAGAAGCGCTGACTCTGGTCCCGCCTGAGATGCGTCCCGCAAGTCTGAGCGCGCCAGCGAGCACAGGTTCGGCCGTACCGGGTCACGCTCAGACGGGCACCATGGAGGCGGTGCGTTCGGCGCTGATCCAGATCCCCAACAACGATCTTGATTACGACAGCTGGGTGCGGATCGGGTTGGCCATCAAGGGCAGCTTGGGTGAAGCCGGCAAGGTTGTCTTCACCGACTGGTCCGATCAGGCGGCGAAGAATGATCCTGCCGTCACCGAGAAGGCGTGGGCCAGCTTCCGTCCGGCCCGGATTGGTGCAGGCACCATCTACCATCTGGCCATGGAGCGCGGCTGGAAGCCCGAGCCCGGCATGGTGCTCGATGGCAGTCAGCCGATCGACGGATGCCATCCTGCTTCCGGCATGTTGGCCCGGCTCGACGTTGTGTCAGATGCCGATGCAGTGGCTGCGCCCGTCAGCTTCAACCTCACGATCCCGGGCGGACTGGTCGGCAAACTGACTGATTACATGCTATCGACCGCTCGCCGGCCTCAGCCGCTGCTCTCGCTTGGCGCCAGCCTCTGCGCAATCGGTGCACTGATGGGGCGGCTCTACCGTACCGAAAGCAACCTGCGCTCGAACCTCTATGTGGTGGGCATCGCGGACAGCGGTTCGGGCAAGAACCACTCTCGCGAAATCATCAACGAGGTGCTTTTCGAGGCCGGGCTCGCCAATCATCTGGGCGGCAATAAGATCGCGTCGGGCGCCGGGCTACTGACTGCGCTGCATCGCCAGCCTGCGATCCTGTTCCAGATCGACGAGTTCGGCATGTTCCTTTCGGCAGCCGCAGACCGCAAACGCAGCCCGCGCCATATCACCGAGATCCTCGACAACATGACCGAGCTTTACACCTCGGCAGGTGGGATCTTCCTGGGTGCGGAATATGCCAATCGCGACGGCACCAATGAGCGGCGCGACATCGTCCAGCCTTGCCTCTGCGTTTACGGCACCACGACCCCGCTGCACTTCTGGGGCGCGCTGCAAGGAGCCAATGTGGTGGATGGCTCGCTCGCCCGCTTCCTGATCCTGCCCAGTGACGAGGACTACCCAGACGAAAACGTCGCCGTCGGGCTTCGTACTCCGCCACCGGACCTGATCGCGGGCTTGCAACTGCTGGCGTCTGGTCCGGGACAGCAGCGCGGCAATCTCGCCGGCACGACCTCGGGGCCTCAGACCGCTGTGGTGCTGACCACGGTGCCGATGACCGATGCGGCGCGTGCTCGTTTCAAGTCGCTGAGCGGGGAGTTGACCGACGAATTGCGGGCGGCGGCGGGCACTTCGTTTACAGCTATTCTTGCGCGCATTGGCGAAATCGCGATGAAACTGGCACTGATCGTGGCGGTGGGCAAAGATCCGGTGGCTCCCGTCATCGCGATTGATGACGCAGACTGGGCCATCGCTTTCGTGCGTCATTACGCTCAGCGGGCAATGGAGGCGGTGG